TCCCTCTTCAGGCCGAGTACCAGTTGATCTCGCAGACAGACGTGGCCAACGCGAGACGGCGTGAGGCTGTATTCGACCATCACCAGCCGGTCGTAGCGGGCATCGACTTCGCTCGAAGCGGAGCGTGCGAGACGGTTCTAGCGTTCAGATGCGGTAGAGACGGACGCTCGATTCCATGGCGGTTCTGGAGAGAGCGTGACAGCGTCGTCCTGGCCGGGAAGATCAGTCGAGAGATCGAGGACCTTCGCTCGAAGAACATCTCCGTGCATACGATCTTCGGAGACGGCGGCGGCCTCGGTGGTCCGATCATCGACATACTGAGGCACTCGGGCTACCCCATGCGAGAGATCCAATTCGGAGCGTCCGCTGCCGACTCGGTTCAGTGCGCCAACAAGGGATCGGAGATCTGGTCGAGGATGCGGGATTGGATGCAGAGCGGAGCCATTCCAGACGACCCCGAACTGGAGCAGCAACTGGTCAGCCGGGACTACGCCTGGAATCCAAAGACCCACCAGCTTTCCCTCGTGTCGAAGGACAAGATGCTGGCCGAGGGCTTGCCGTCTCCGGATAGAGCGGACGCATTCGCGTTGACGTTCTCGGAGTACATCGTGGCCTCGGCCAATGCGGCCATCTTCGACTCAAGAAGCGGATGCCTCAACGAGTTAACGGGTGACGAACAAAAGCCGAGCGGGTTCTCCGATGCTGGACATGACGACCGGCTCGAAGCCTACCGGATGTTCCGCTCTGGGAGGGGATAGCGATGGGAGCACCAAAGATGCCAAAGGTGACGCCGCAGGCGGAGGCTCCGAATCTCCTGGACCCTACGGTGATGTTCGCTCGGCAGCGTGAGCGTCAGAAGGCGCTCTCTCAGTCCGGTCGTCAGTCGACGATCCTTGCGTCGGGATTGGGAGCTATGTACTCGATGAAGCTCGGGTCTACGGCATGAGCCCGTCAGTTGCTGAGAGGCTCTCCATCGTCAAGGAGGAGAGGCGCAACTCGAAGAAGGCTTTCCTGAAGCGCTACGAAACGCTGAAGCAGGACATCTCCAGTTACATCCCGCACTACCGCGAGATCGCTGAGGTCATCCTGCCCAGGAGAATTCGTTACCTCTACGACCGCTCGCGCAATCGCGGCGAGAAGATGAACCAGAAGATCATCAACTCGACTGGTGCTCGCGCACTTCGTATTCTCTCTGCAGGAATGATGTCGGGGATCTCGTCACCGGCACGCCCGTGGTTTCGACTGCAGGTTCCCTTCCCGGCACTGATGGACAACGAGGACGTGAGGAACTGGCTGCACGCGGTTGAGGAGTCAATGCGTCAGGTGTTCGCGAAGTCGAACATCTACAACACGCTCCAGTTGACGTACCGAGACCTAGGGGCCTGGGGCATCTCCGCGATGTTCGTCGAAGAGGACGACATCGACACGATCCGTGGGTACTCGTATCCCATCGGAAGCTTCGTCGCTCAAAACTCGTCTAGGCTCACCATCGACACGGTCTACTACGAGTGCTGGATGACGGTGGGACAGGTCGCTGAACGCTTCGGTCTGGACAACGCGAGCTTGAACCTCAAGCGGATGTGGCAGGACAACCGTCACGACGATCCAGTACGGATCCTGCACTGCGTCGAGCCGAACGAGGTGTACGAGGCCGGGCAGCTTGGCAAGAAGGGCAAGAGGTACCGATCCGTATGGCTGGAGTACGAGTCGAGCGATAACGCTGTAGATGGCATTCCTCTCCACGAGGGCAACGGATTCCACGAGTTCCCCGCGATGGTTCCGCGCTGGGACGTGAGCGCAGACGACGTGTACGGCTCCAGCCCCGGCATGGAGGCGCTCGGAGACATCAAGGCGCTTCAGCAGTTGGAGAAGCGCAAGCTCTCGGCTCTCGACAAGATCCTGAACCCACCGATGGTAGCTCCGGTATCGCTGCAACGTGAAAAGAGGTCGCAGCTTGCCGGTGACGTTACGTTCATCCAGATGTCTCCGGGCGGGCAGAAGTTCGAGCCAGCCTATCAGGTCGACTCGAAGGTTGTTTTTGTTCGCGAGGAGATCGCCCATCACGAGCAGCGAGTCCTTCAGCAGTTCTATGCTGACTTGTTTCTGATGATCTCGAACATGGACCAGGCACAGCCGATCACGGCACGAGAGGTCGACGAGCGGCACGAAGAGAAGATGCTCCAGCTTGGACCCGTACTGGAGCGTCTGCACGACGAGCTACTGACACCTCTGATTGACAGGACGTTCGAGATCATGGCTCGGAAGGGTATGCTGCCTCCAGCCCCTCCTGTCCTTCAGGGAATGGAGCTTCGCGTCGAGTTCATCTCGATTCTCGCGCAGGCGCAGAAGCTCCTCGGAACGATCTCGCTAGAGCGGCTCGTGGCGTTCGTAGGAAACACGGTGGCGGTGTTCCCCGAGGCGAAGGACAAGCTCGACATCGACGAAGCCATCGACGATTACGCTGGGATGCTCGGGACGAAGCCGAACCTCGTTGTCACGGGGGACAAGCTCGCTGCCAAGAGGGCTGCTCGTGCCCAGCAGGAGAAGATGTCTGCCATGGCTCAGATGGCGAAGCCTCTCAACGACGCTAGTGGCGCAGCGTCCAATCTAGCCTCTGCCGACCAGGGCCAACCCGAAGTTCTCAACGGCCTGGTCGGCGCGTTGCAAGGACAGTGATGAGCGAAGAGATCAAGGGAGACATCACGGAGATAGGACCGCTCGGCGACGAGGCGAAGGTCAACAAGCGACGCAAGGCCGTCGACCTAGCCAAGGAGCAGGAGCAGGCAGACATCATCGCGGTCATGTCGACTCCTCACGGACGCAGCTTCGTGGCCTGGCTCCTGCGAGAGGGAGAGGCCGGGAGTGTCTCGTTCTACGAGACGGATCGAATCACCGCATTCATGCTGGGCCAGCAGAACATGGCGAACAAGGTGATCGCGAAGGCACGCGAGCACTGTCTCCAACTGCTCAGGCTCATGGAAGACGAGGACCTGCAATGTCAGAAGCAACGCAAGTGAGTGAGACCGTAGCCGAGCCCGTAGTCGGAATGGTCGCGACAGAGGCGAAACCGCAAGAGCCGGTTGCCACTAAGACGGAACAGCCGGTCACGGAGGAGCCCAAGGGGGAGGCGAAAGCCGAAGAACCCAAGGAGCCCGCCGAGATCGTGTACGAGTTCAAAGCCCCAGAGGGGGCGACGCTCGATCCAGATGCGATCAGTGCGTTCACGGAGTTTGCGAAAGCAGAGAAACTCCCTGCCGACCTGGCGCAGAAGATCGTGGAGTACGGACTGAAGCGTCAGTCCGAGATCGAGTCGGCCCAGTCCAAGATCATCGAGAACCAGATGATCAAGGAGGAGGCCGCAGCCATCGACACGCTGAAGAAAGATCCGGCGCTCGGTGGAGCGAACTTCGAGCAGACCCTCAAGCTGGCATCCGAGGGGTTCAAGAAGTTCGCGTCGAAGGAAGAGATGGAGTTCATCAACGCGACTCGCCTCGGCAATCGCGTCCCCATGATCACGCTCTTCAGAAAAGTCGCTCTCGCGATGCGAGAGGACGGCGTGTCAAAGCCTCCGAGTCCTCCTCCGGGGGCCGACGACAACGCGATTCTCAACGAACTGTACCCAACTATGCACGAAGCAAAGGAGTAAGACATGACTGCAATCAACACGGGAGACCTCTCCCTTCTCGATCTGGTGCGGCGACAGGACCCCGACGGGTCTCCCGCCAGGATCATCGAACTGCTCTCAAAGCGGAACCCGATCCTGCGGGACGCGGTCGCGAAAGAGGGCAACACCCAGACCGGGCACCGCTTCACGACCCGGAACACCGAGCCTGCGCTCGGGTGGCGCAGGTTCAACGCGGGCATCTCGCCCAGCAAGAGCACCACGACTCAGTACGACGAGACGTGCGGGATGCTCCAGGGTTACAGCCGGGTCGACGAGGATCTGGCGAACCTCAACGGGAACGCTGCGGCCTACCGCATGTCTGAGGACATGGCGTTCCTGTCGGCCATGAACAAGGAGGCTGCCCGCGCCCTGATGTACGCCTCGGTGGACGACAACCCCGAGGAGATTCACGGGCTGTCGACGCGCTACGACGTGCTCGGCCAGATGGGCGTCCTGAACGGTGCGACCTACACCGGAGCGGCGGCTGCAGGGAACGAACAGAGTTCGATCTGGTTCGTGGTGTGGGGCGACGACGCGAGCTACCTGATCTATCCCAAGGGGATGACCGGGGGCCTCACGTCGAAGGACATGGGCCTTCAGATCGTCGACGAGGGTGCGGTCGCCGCCTCGACGCCGACCGGCAAGCTCTTCAATGCGTGGGTCACGCATTGGAAGTGGAACCTCGGCCTCTGCGTGCAGGACCGCCGCCAGGTCGTCCGTCTCTGCAACCTCGACAGCAGCACGATCACGACCGCCTCGACGCACATGTCGGGGATCATCAACGGCATGATCGCGGCGTACTACCGCCTCAACGACCCGAACCAGGGGCGGCTCTCGATCTACTGCAATCGTGCGGTGGCCGAGTACCTTCACCTGGGCGCGGCCTCCCGCGCTTCCTCGCAGTTGACCCTCGAAACCTTCGCGGGCAAGCCGGTCACGGCGTTCATGGGCTACCCCGTGAGCATCGTGGACGCCCTGATCACCACCGAAGCCCCCGTCGTCTAAGGGGGAGGAGAAGAACATGCTGCTCGACAAGAAGAACATGATCATGGACGCGGTCCTCCTGTCCGCGATCCCCGCTGGCGCTACCACTGCGGCCGGTACGACCCCCGTGGCTGGCGTGATCGACCTCCTCGGTGGAGGGACCGCCCAGAGCGACAATTACGGGATCGCTCTGACCGACATCACCCCGTACATCCAGGACATGGAGACGTTCGCCATCATCGCCGTCGCGGCGGCGGCTGGAGGAACCAGCCTCAACGTCCAGCTTGTCACGGGGTCGACAATCACTCCGACGACGGTCGTGGCTCAGTCCGGAGTGATCGCCACTGCCGGACTGACCCTCGGCCTGCGCCTGCCACTGGAGATCCCGAGAGGGACGAAGCTGGGCCGCTACCTGGGGATCCAGCTTGTCCACGTTGGAACCGCTTTCACCGGGACCGGGGAGCTTCACATCTCCTTCGTCCCGAGGGACGGTCAGCAGACCGCCCAGGCCTAGGAGGCGACGATGGGGCAGAAGTACATTCTGGAGACGGAGGCGTTCTATCGCAGCGGCAAGTACTTCCGCCCCGGAGAACCCTTCGAGATCCAAGAGGGAACGAAGCCGCCGTCGAGAGCGATCAAGCTGGAGGAGTACCTCCCGCCACCGCCCCCGCCGCCGGATCCGAATCCCTCGATGTCAGAGGTGGCTGCCGAGTCCAGAAAGATCAAGCGGCAGCCGAACACTTAACCCTCAGTCCCGCCCGCTCTCCGCAAGGGGGGCGGGCGGTTTCAAGGACGCGAAGAAATGAAACCTCACACCAAGAAGCACGAATCCGCCGAGTCCATGAAAACGAAGATGAAAGAGAAGTCGAAGGAGAAGGCGACGGCGAAGTCCGGATCCAAGAAGGGCTACTGAAGTGGCGACCGTCCCGTTCGACAAAGAGACGCAGGCTCTCATCGGAAGAGCGAAGTCCGCAGTCGCCGAGGACTACAAGACGGGCACTGGGTTCTATGGAAAGAAGCCGGAGCCCACTGAGTTCCAGAAGCGTGCGGCTATGCGTGCCGACCGGATCTTCACCTCCATGGGGAAGCTGGATCCGAAGACCGGAGAGTCGAACAGGAACATGGACGGTCCAAACGGGGAGCAGTACCGGAAGGCATTCTTCGACAGCACCTACCGATACCCGTACCACAACGACCTCGGAAAGCTAGGGAACGCTCTCGCTCTCGCTCGTACTGAGAAGGCGAAGAACGCAGTTCAGTTCAAGGCCGAGGCGGACGCATTCCAGAAAGCATGGGACGAGAGACTCGCCGCATCAACTGCGGCGCACAAACAGGAGGCTGACAAGTGAAGAAATCTACGAAGAGCTATGGCCCAGGATCGATCAGCGAGACCGCGAAGAAGCGCAGGGAAGCTATCGCGACAAGCGGCATGAGCCAGTCCGCGAAGAACATCAGGGAGCGCATCGCCACGGAGAAGAGCAAGGACGGAAACGTGAAGCGAGGCGTCAGCAAGAAGTCGAAGAAGTAGATGTCAGCATCTGTCGTTGACATCTGCAACATCGCGCTTTCCCGTGTCGGCGTGAAGGAGAGGATCAACACTCTCGACGCTCCTGCACGGTCTGAAGAGCAGCGACTGTTCATGCTGTTCTACGAGCGCGTTCTACACAGGACGCTCGGACAATACCCTTGGTACTTCGCGACCAAGAGGGCGACGCTTGTCCTGCTGGAGACTGACCCGACGACTGAGTGGCACTACCGCTACGCGGTACCTTCCGACATGGAGCGTCCTCAGTACATCGAGGGAGGTAGGCGGAATCAGCCCACCGAGGAACTGGTCAAGTGGCAGCTTGAGGGGTCGGACGACGGATCGACTCGAACTCTACTGACTGATCAGGCGTCCCCGGTGTTGGTCTACACGAGCAGGTCCGCGTCGACGGTGATCTACCCGGAGTATTTCACGAATCTTCTGGCTTGGAACCTCGCGTCAGAGATCGCCATGCCACTGACAGCGAAGGCCGACATCGGGAATATGGCCATGAACGCAGCCCGCATCGCACTTCTCGACGCCAGGACAAGCGCTCTTCGAGAGCAGCAGCCCGACGACGCACTGGAGTCGGAGTTCGTTCGAGCGAGGGAATAAGATGGCTCCTCTACTCCAGCCATCGTTCGTAGGGGGCGAGGAATCTCCTGTCCTTCGAGGCCGCGTCGACCTTGAGAGGTACAGGCAATCCCTTGAGAGATGCGAGAACTTCGTAGTTCACCAGCACGGAGGTGTACACAATAGGCAGGGGACGGAGCACGTTCAAGAGACAAAGCTGCAAAACAACAGCACCGTGCGTCTCATTCCGTTCGCTCCGAGCGTTGAAGAGGGATACGTCCTAGAGTTCGGTCATCTCTACCTACGATTCTACGATTCAGATGGACTCATCTACACGGAGCCGAATCAGCTACTCCAGTCGAACATCTCAGAAGCTCCGCAACTGTTCGGCTTGTCTCACGGGTCATTCGACTACCCGTTCTACTACTCTCAGAGCTTCGTTGGAGACGCAGCCGCTCCATTCGAGATCGGAAAGCTTGGATTCAGATTCTACTTGAACGGTTTCGGCTCGAACTTCATCAACGTGAAGTTCGCCATCTTCAACGACAATGGCGGGGAGCCAGGAACCGAAGAGGTCGGACTCGGGTTCGATGACTTCCAGTCCATGGCCGACATCGACTGGACGGACATACCACAAAACGGGACCACCGGGATGTGGAAGTACTTCTTCCTGCGCGACCCTGGGGTTGGAGGACAGACGTTCCCGTTGGGAACCGTCCTTCACATCGTAGTAAAGCTGGAGCCGTTCAACGCCGCTGACTATCCGTCTCCTCCTGGACCTGGAAGCACGTCGTTTGCAATCGGGTACACGCAGTCCGGAGACAAATTTCCTGGAGGGTACCAGTGTTACAAGTACGAGCTTCCAGGAAGCCCACCTTGGGTAGTGAACCCTTTACCGAACCAGGACATGGAGTTCGCTGTATTCAATAACGACATCGAGGCTCCTCTCGAAATAACTACTCCATGGACAGCGACCATACAGGATGAGATCGGCTCGGATTCTGAGATCTCCAGGCTCACCTACACCCAGTCTGTGGACGTAATGACCATCTGCGATGGGACTGGAAGAAGTCCAGCATACGAACTGAAGCGTACTGACAGGAGGTTCTGGATTCTAGACACGCTGAAGAAGTTCGAGAGCGTCGGCGCTCCTTCGGATGTCGTGTACCAGCCTGCGGCAGGATGGGTAACTCCAGTAGAGGGTGTGGGAGGGATTGCTCCCTACAGGGATTGGACCTACGCAGTATCAGGAGTGGACGCATCAGGGAAAGAGAGCCTGCCGTTCATCTACGGACCAGTGAGCGTAGGAGCAAACATTTCGGTGCTTATACCTCTTCGGCTGCAGGTGACAATCGGGACCGATGCGATGGACCACTACGTCGTCTACAAGGGACTTGACGGAACCTACGGCTTCATAGGAACGCTTCGATCTCCTAGGACGGCTCAGGAGAGGTATGACGCGGCGTACTCTGCCACCTACTCATACTGGGTCGTCTACTTTTGGGCTTACTACAACACCGGCCTTTCAGCGTCCAACGTCAATACTCTCGTGTACATCCCCGCCACGAACCTAGCCCGCACTGCTGGAGCAGCCGCAGCAGCAGCGGAGGGAGTGATCGTGTCTCCGGGGCCTGGCACCACGACTCTCATATTCATGGATGACAACCTGGCCCCTGACTACACTGATCAGCCAAGAAATGGAGCGAATCAGTTCACACCAGAGGGCGGATACAAGCCGAGGTGCGTGTCGTACTTCCAGCAGAGGCTGTGCTTCGCGAACGTATCTGGGAAGCCGGACACCATCTTCATGTCGGAGGTGTCGAACTTCGACAGCTTCCAGAGAAGCGTCCCGACTGTAGCCGATGATGCTATCGAAGCCACTCTGGCCCAGGGCTCTCTGAACGAGATCAGATACATGGTCCAGATGAGAGACCTGCTGGTTCTAACCACAGGGGCAGAGCACATCCTGAGCGGAGCAGGGAAGCCGGTTGCTCCAGACAACCTCGACGCCGCCGCAGTGAGCAACCGAGGGTGCGGGACGCTCCACCCACTCGTTGTTGGAAACGTGATCCTGTTCAAGGACATCGGTGGCCACATAAGAGAGTGGGTCTACGAGCAGCGCACAAGGGACTACCCGTCTTCAGATGTCGGAGTTCTAGCGGAGCACCTGTTCAGGACTGAGAAGGGCAAGTCGATAAAGATCACCGAGTGGTGCTATGTCTCATCCCCACAGCCGGTGATCTACGCCATAAGGGCTGACGGTGTGATGCTGTCTCTGACCTACAACAGGGACCAAAGTGTTGCCGCGTGGGCTCGACATACTACGGATGGGAAGTTTCGATCTATCGCTACATCGCGCAACATCGGAACTGAAGGGGAGACCGTTCACGTCGTAGTCGACAGGGTAGTGGGCGGCGTGAAGAAGAAGTTCGTAGAAAGGATAACGACCCGCGACGAGAGTTCATCTCCGTTCTCAGACTGCGCTATCAGCACGACTCTGTACTCTCAAGAACTCAATGGCGAGTCAACTCCAAACTGGGCTTTTCAGTACGGAGGGTCATTTACGGCGAGCACTGCCGCCGACCTGGTCGTTGGGAACGTAGCGGAGATCAAGATTCCGTCGCTCATACTTCCGGGGTCGATACTCTTGGTTCCCACCTACCCAGACTTCACTGTCGACGAGCGCTGGATCATCCTCAACTCATCAACGAATTCTAGGTTCGTTATGAAGGTGATCTCCGTGTGGCCCGGACTAGGGAACGAAGACATTTACAAGGTCATGCTGGAATCAACGATACCTGCGGACATCGAATCTGCAGCCGCCGGTTCTTATTGGCAGTACGCCGCGAAAGTGTTTGGTGGCCTCGATCACCTCATCGGGGAGACGGTCACCGTGAGGGCCGACGAAGGACATCACCCGGACCTAGTCGTCGACGGAAGCGGAAACATCACGCTGGAATATCCGGCGAACTTCGTTGCTGCCGGTATCCCATTCGAGTCCACCATCAAAACTCTCCCCCTGGCTCTGCCACAGGGAGACGCGAAGACGAATCAGAAGCTAGTCTCAAGAGTTTCCATCGACGTGTACAACACATCCGGCCTGAAGGCCGGGATCTCCGAGGACGAACTCACCGAGTATTCGGTGAACACTCTCGACGATCCAACGACGAGAGCTAACGGTCGTATTGCAGTTCGTACATCGTCGAAGTGGGAGAGGACTGGACAGGTGCTCATTCGACAGTCGAAGCCGCTACCGGCCACCATCCTGACGATCTCTCCGGAGGTGACCATTGGTGGTTGAGTTCGTGAAGCCGACGGCGGGCCACATCTCCGACCTCTCGGCGCACCTGCGCCCGGCCGATCTTGAGGAGTGTCTGGCGGCAGGATTCTCCGATGCGTACGACGCCGTCTCCAGGTCGGTGGGGGTGTCTGTTGACTGCTGGGCCTGCGTGATCGACGGGAAGGTCATGGGGATCTTCGGGGTCACGGTCGACAGCCTGCTGGAGCGCAGGGGCGTCCTGTGGCTCCTCACGTCCCATCTCGTTGACGAGCGCCCGAAGACTTTCGTGCGCCTCGCGGGCCGTGCGCTCGCCGCGATCCGGCGCTCGTGGCCCAGCCTCTCGGTCGGGGTGGACGCGCACTACGATGCCGCGCTACGGTTCGCGCTCCGGTCTGGATTCTCCAGTGGGCCTACCTACGCTCACCCAGACACGGGCGAGCCTTTCCGACTCATGGTCTCGGGGGGCTAAGATGGGACCAGCATTCATCGCTGCACTTCCGATCATCACTGCCGTAACAGCGGCAGTCGGTACCGCCTACGGAATCTACGCTCAACAGCAGGCGTCATCGTTCCAGAAGAAAATGGCGGCTAGAAACGCTGAGGCGGCGCAGCAGGCTGCTCGCGACGCAGCCGCTCGCGGACTCAACGAGGGCGTGAAGGTGTCACTTGCTGGAGGTGCGGCTCGGGGCGCTCTCCGTGCAGGGTTCGGAGCCAGCGGGATCGTTGCCGGTAGTGGCTCATCGCTCGACGTTCTATCCGACGCTGCGATGTTCAACGAACTCGACAAGGAGACGGCCCAGTCAAATGCGGAGCGTGAGGCGTTCGGCTTTCGCAATCAAGCCGGAAATTTTCTGCTCCAATCTCGAATGGATTCGGCGGCAGCTAGGAGTCAGTCCGTAGGGACTCTCCTGTCGGGCGCTTCGTCGATTGGCGGAAACTACTACTCGCAGACTCACTGAGGTCCAAGAGATGAAGCTCCCTACCGTAGAACAGCGCGGAATCAATCCAGGCTACACCGATGTCAGCGTAACCCCAGAGTCATTCGGTGCTGGAATCGCGAAGGGAGTCGTCGACGCATCCACGGTAGTCGGTAACATTGCGGGACAGGAGATCCTTCAGAACGACAGGCAGTCGGTTCTAGGGATCACGTCCGTTGCGAGCAAGATGTACACCGAGAAGGTGATCGAGTACACGAGCAAGCTGCTGGCCGATGCAAAGGGAATCACGGCTCAGGCTGAGATAGACTTCGCGCAGATTCAGAAGGATGCCCTGAAGGAGACTACGAATCCAAGGCAGGCGCGACTCGTTCAGGAGGCTCTGCAGCACCAGGCAATCGCCCACCTAGGAACAACGAGGGCGCACGAGGCGCACCAGTTTAAGGCTACGACCGTCACATACGCAGATGACATGCTCAGGTCGGCCATAGACTCGGTGAAGCCTGACCCGATGAACGAGGAGACAGCATGGGTCGCCAAACACAACGCTGCCGCGTCCGCCGCCAACAAGTACGAAGGTCTCACCGCAGAGCAGATGACCCAACGCAAGGCAGAGGCAGTGTCCGGGGTGACCTCGTCCCAGTTGCAGTCCCTGCTGGAGCAGGGGAAGACGGCGGACTTCCTTGTCCTATACCCTCAAGTGAAGAACGAACTCGTCGGGAATGATGCAGACAAGTTCTCGAAGTACGCGACTGAGACAGTGGATCTCACCGTAGTTCAGAAGCTTACCGGAGACTTCTACTCGTCGAATCCTGACAACATGAACGCCGCTCTCGACTCTGCACGTTCAGTCCTAACTGGGAAGCAGGAGAACGATGTCGTCTCTGCGCTGAAGACAAGGTATGCAGAAGTCGAGGCGGGCAAGACCCAGTTGCAGCGAGACGACATCGACAGGGCAAAGCAGCAGTTTAGGGATGGCGGATACAGGGTGAGCGCGATAGCACGCGACGTGTACGCGAGAATCAACGAGAAGAACCCTGAGATCCTGATCTCACTGGATTCACTTCAGGAGCAGCACGCTTCGGTCAAGAGGGCGACGATCCAGAGCGATGCTGTCGCCTACCAGAAGTGGTGGGAACAAACTGACGACGAGAAGGCCGCACCATCTGGTGACCCGCTGCTGATAGCTCCGCTGATGAGCGAGAGCGACTACCAGACGATGGTTCGTTATCGCGCAGAGATCCTCGCAAAGATCGGTGGATTCGACAGGGCCTCGGAGAAGAAGACGTGGACTGAGGGTGAGCTTGGTAAGCTCATCACGAGCAGGTTCGCTGACGTGTACAAGAACCAGTCCGGGAACAACGCGAATCGATTCAAGAAGTACGACGGGGCCGTTCGAGATGCGATCAAGAACTACCAGGCCCTGAACAACGGAGCCTATCCGAGCTACGAAGACATCGAGAAGGAAATCACCTACCAGTTGGTAGAGGGTGCTCGCGTTGGGCAGGGTCTATTCGGTGGAGATACGAAGGGGCGACGCTTTCAGACGAGGCTCGGTGGAGAGGAGTTCCGTCCCTACGACGTCAGTGCTCCAGGCGTCGATCCTCTTGACGTGGTCAATACGGTACCTCCAGCAGACTCTGCTGAGATCGCAACCAGGCTTAGAGCTAAAGGCAAGACGGTATCTCGCGAGGAGATTCTCAGGGTCTACAAGGAGTACCTGGACAAACAGAATGCCGTCGAGCCTCCCGCTCAAGAGCCTCTACCCGCTCCGACTCCAGCCCCGATAACGCCTAACGTTCCAGGCCAAGCACCTCCGCGAGTCAAGAGAGAGCCGTGAGCGAAGCGAACAGTAAGTACGACGAGTTCATCGATTCCGAGGAGCCCACCCCTCAGTCGAGCAAGTACGACTCGGTCATAGAGGAGCAGGATCTGTCTGACCGGCAAGAACTGTGGGCTGGGGCCAGCCTTGCCGTACAGACAGACCCGGACAAGTACGCAAGGCTCAGGTCGGTTGCGAAGTCTCTTGAGCTTGACCCTTCCGTGTTCGGAAAGACCATCGACACGTCGTCCGGTGCTGGAGCGATACATCACGCAGAGAGCGTCGCG